CTCGAGGTTTGTCCTCATCCTAATAAATGGATGGGTTATGCGTTAGGTAGGGTACAAACTTTGACTAGGTTATTAAATGACGGCGTTATCAATACTAAAAAACCACATCACCTCCTTGGCTGTTCGCTTCCAATTGAGTTCATGTTCTATCGTAAAGGATTCGAATGGTTGGAATCGCTGGATACTTCCAACCCTATTGTTCATGCTCTGCTTGATTTTGGCTATGAGCCTGGTGGATTGGATGTTAAGAAATCCATCAAACTCATTGAGTTACTTAATACTCCTGAACCCTCGGTAGCCACAATGCATACCATTAAACATAATATTCAATACTTTCGATCATATGTTCATGAACCCATATGTTCATGGGTATAGATAATGACTTGGATTACTTTTTTTAGTCAAACAGGCTCTGAGATCGTAGAGCTATCTAAGTCTGTTGGTCGTAAACCAGATCTGCTGGTAACTAATAATTTTGAAGATAGAATTAAATTTCACCCAGGCATTCGTGAGCTGGGTGTTACTATTTTATCTGCCAAGCATGATTTGTTAATGAACTACCTAAGAAATCAGGTGGTATATAATGTTCCTCAAACCCTTATTAGTCTTCATGGTTACCTTCGCATTCTACCATCTGATGTATGCCAAAAATACGAAATTTATAACGGGCATCCTGGAGCAATTGACCTCTACCCTGAGTTAAAAGGTAAAGACCCTCAAGAAAAAGTATGGCAAGATAACGAGAAGTATGCTATAATAGGCAGTGTTGTACATAAATGTATTGCAGAATTAGATGGCGGTGAGGTATTGAAGTCTGTGCATGTTCGTAATAGAAATTATTCTAGAGAAGAATTATACACCTCACTTAGGATGACTTCGTTATCGGCGTGGAATTTCTTCTTGAAGGAAAAGGGCTTATGAAGATTGGTATTACGGGTGCGCATTCGGTTGGTAAGACTACTTTACTAAATGCCTTGCGCTCGGAAAAACTATTTAAAGACTATGTTATATGTGATGAAGTAACTCGTCGCGTAAAGAGTTATGGCTTACCTATTAACGAAGACGGTACTGATATAACTCAGCGTCTTATTATGAATGAGCATATTGTTAATGTGTTTATGTATGATAATATGTTAACTGATCGTACTGCTTTGGATGGTTTGATCTATAGCCTGTATCTTTATAAGAATAATAAAATTACAGCTAATACTTTTAAGTATGTTAAAGAAGTTTACTTTACGGTAAGGGATTCTTATGACTATGTATTTTATATTGAACCTGAATTTGAAATTGTTGATGACGGGGTTCGTAGTAATAATAAACAGTTTAGAGATGAGATTGCAGAATTATTCGAATCTGTAATTGAAAAAGAAAAGTTAAACTTGCATAGAGTTAAAGGCTCTGTACGTGATAGAGTTAGTACAATCATAGATTTTTTAGAAGGTAGATAATGAATAGTCAAGATGAATTTATCGAAGTATACGATAATGTGATGACTGCAGAAGAGTGCGCAAATATTATAGCCTATTTTGAACACATGAAAACTCTTAATCTTGTGTTTAAACGTAAAGTGCATGAAAAAAATATAAGACACGAAAAAGATGATGAGACTTGTTTTTTATTTGACCCTCATACTATTTTTTTAGATCGCACACATCCTATTTTAGAAAATACACTAAAAAAATTTTGGGGTTGTTATAAAAATTATTCTGAAAAATATAGTATATTACAAAAATCAGCAACTCACGGAATTACCAGTATGCGATTGCAGAAAACAAAACCAGGAGAGGGATATCATATTTGGCACTACGAAACACAAAACGGAAGATTAAATTGTAATAGAATTTTAACATTTATGATTTATCTCAACACTATTTCTGACGGTGGTGAAACAGAATTTTTGTATCAAAATTGTAGGGTAAAACCGGTAGAAGGTAGATTAGTAATTTGGCCTGCTGGGTTTACCCACACCCATAGGGGTAATCAACCCATAGGTAAAGAAAAATATGCTATTACAGGTTGGGTAGATTTTTTTGAATGATTTAAAAAGGCAAATAATGAATAGTCAAGATGAATTGAATAGATTAGTAGGAGTCCATCTGGGTAAGGCTGGTGATGGTACTGCAGTTAAGCCTTATATGACTCCTGATACTGTTGACGCTACTTTACTGGTATCTGTACCTAGGTATTTAAATAGAACAGCATACGAGATTGATGAATCAAACTTACCGTTTGTAGGTGTAGATGCATGGAATGCGTATGAATTCTCTACTCTACTTGTAAACGGGTTCCCTGTATCGGGTTGGCTAAAGTTTACTTACCCTTCTGATTCTCCTAATATTGTAGAGTCAAAGTCAGTTAAGCTATATTTGAACTCTTATAATATGGCTAAGTTAGTTACCAATACAGATGATATGTGGCAGGTAGAAGATAAGATTGCAAGTGATCTATCTGAGGCTGTAGGTGCCGAGGTAGACGTGTTTGTTCGTTGGGGTGATGTTGATACAGTTAAGCCTATTATCGGTGACTTTACATCATTAGAGCATTACTGTAATATTGGTAAGATGATGTTTGACGAGTATAATGAAAGCCCTGATACATTACAAGTAGTACCTAGTATTGGTCGATATGAAAAATGGCGTTCATATTCGCTTCGATCGAACTGTAGGGTAACTAATCAACCCGATTGGGGTGATGTTTATATTCATATAAAGGGTGAGAGGGCTGTTACCCCAGAGTCATTGCTTAAGTATATTGTATCGATGCGTAAAGAGAATCACTTTCATGAAGAGATCGCCGAATGCATTTATAAGCGTTTGTATGATCTACTAGGGCCTGAAGAGTTATTTGTAGCGTGTCTATATACGCGTCGAGGCGGTATTGATATTAACCCTGTACGCGCAAGTGATAATATAGTGCTCTACAAGTATGGTAATATTGCCGATGTAACTAACTTTTGTACAAAGACTGCAAGACAATGACAGCTAAAATTATAGGACCTGATCCTAACGTAAATGAAATATGTAATGAGTTCGAATTGAGATCATTACATGGGTTTAAAAAGTATGGGGTAACTACCGAGCGTACTGATTTAAATCTACTACAATGGATACAGCATCTTAAGGAAGAGCTAATGGATGCTACAGTATACATTCACCGTATTCAAAAACAACTGAAAGAAAATCATGATGACTTTAAATGATCCATTATCGTTATTGCCTGATGTAAAAGGTTGCGTAGTTATTTTATCTGGTGGCATGGATAGTACTATTGCAATGCGACTGGCTGTAGAGAAGTATGGTAAAGAAAATGTATCTGCGTTGACCTTCTTTTACGGTCAGAAGCAGAGTCGAGAGATTGATATGGCTAGAATGTCTACTAACCTACTAGGTGTAAACCACAAGATTGTGGATGCTTCTTTCCTTGGTGATATTAGCAAAGGCTTTTCTGCTAACGTCGATACCGATATGGCTATGCCTACGATTAAAGACGTTCTTGGTGATCCTCGTCCAAAGACCTATGTACCTAATCGTAATATGATCTTGATGTCTATTGCAGCCGCCTTTGCTGAGACACAAAACGTTGATACTATCATTTGTGGTTTGCAAGTACATGATGAGTATGGCTATCATGATACAACTCAGCGTTGGGTATATAAGATTAACGATTTGTTATCTGAAAATCGCATAATTAAAATTAAACTGACTGCGCCATTTAGTAAATTATCTAAGTACGATGAGTTACTGATTCTTCGGGACCTTGATGGTAAGTTAGACTTGACTTTATTCACACTTACATGTTATAATCCTGATATCGGTGGCAATTCATGCGGGGTATGTCCTAGCTGTTCGGAGCGTATTGCTAACTTTGCCAAGATAGGCGAGAAAGATCCTGTACCCTACTCTATAGATATTCCGTGGCAGTTTTTAATCGAGAAACTGAAAGTATAATATGTGTGCTATTACTGCTTCCTTTAGTCAGCATAAGTTAACTGACTTATATCGTTTGAACGCGTATAGGGGTGAGTCAAGTTACTCCGTTACTATGTTAACGTTCAATGAAGATAAAGTGCGGCTGGGTATACTGATGCAAGACTGGAATAAGATGCCCGAAAATCTTATTAAAGATATTGCAAGCGGCGAAGACATGTACTATATTGCGCATAGTCAAGCACCTACTTCAAATGCTAATAATATTCATCCCGCTGTATACGGAGATTGTATGTTGTGGCATAATGGTATTATTAAACAGAAGAACATATCAGAAGGTACCTGGGATACTCAATGGCTCTTGGAGCAGATTATTAACTATGGTTGGAGTGCATTATCCAGAATCGATGGCACTTTTGCCTGTATAATGTATAATGGTGGTGATCTATATGTATTCAGGAATGAAATCTCGCCTATGTTCTATGATAAAGATCTAAACTTCTCATCTACCAAGGTTGAGTTTACTGAATCATTACCACCTAATAAAGTATTTAAAATTAATCTTAAGTACAAACAACTATCACCTATCGCTTATTTTGAGACGATGGAGAACCCTTATTATATTCCTTCGGAGATTGCATGACAGATACGTATAAACTATACTCAGAGCCCTTCAGTATGAAGCATGTAATGGGTGAGAGTAGTAGAACAAAGTTAACTAACGTACAAGATGCAGATATCCAGCCAAATGCAGTAGATCTTCGGCTTGATAAAGTATTTCAGATTCAACCTAATATATTTGAGATTAGTAATGAACATAAATTACACCGGGGTTCTAGAGAAATCCTACCTGACTCGTTTGGCTATTTTACGCTTTACCCGGGGGCTTATGAGGTCATTATGGAAAACATCATCCATGTGGGAGAGGGTGAAGCTGGCTGGGTCATTACTCGTAGCACTCTTAATCGTAATGGGTGTTATATTACTTCGGGGCTTTATGATTCTGGTTACAACGGTGTTATGGCCGGTGTTCTACATGTCACGGTTGATGTGGCCAAGATCAAAAAAGGGACTAGAGTAGGACAGTACCTATCATTTGATGCAGAAGCGCTTAAAATGTACGATGGCAGTTATGGTATTGGTAAAGAGCACGACAAGAAGTATACATAATACAAAGCGGTCTTCGGCGTCACCCCGCTCTATAAACTCTGCCGCCTATGCTAATTAACATAGGAGAAACAAGCATGTCAATACAACCAGTGGTCTACAAATATACTAGTACTAAAGAGTATCACGATTCATTTCCCTGCGCATATCGTCAATGGAGAGCAGATAGTCATTGCAATCTAATTCATGGTTATTCATTCAGCATGAAGTTCTACTTCGGTACTAACGATCTAGATGTACGCAATTGGGCGGCTGATTATGGTGGGTTAAAAGACTTAAAGAATATTCTTGAAGATCAATTCGATCATTGCTTGCTTGTTAGTGCAGATGACCCGGAACTTGAAACATATAATCTGTTGCAAGAGAAGAAAATGGCCAAGCTTACTATCCTACCTAAATTAGGTTGTGAAGGTTTAAGCGATATGTTATACAGATATGTAAATGCTGTCTATATTCCAGATCTTTGGGGACCTGGAGAAGCAGCTCGCCTGTGGTGCTATCGTGTAGAGGTTAGAGAGACTCAATCTAATATGGCTTTCAGAGAAGGCCATAGAGAATGGAATGAGGATTTATTTGCGTAAAGGAGTATTAGTATGAATATCGCTTTAGTTACAGATACTCATTTCGGGGCAAGATCAGATTCTATACCCTTCGATAATTTCTTTAGGAGGTTTTATGATGAGACCTTTTTTCCTGAGATCGACAAGAGGGGTATTAAGACAATCCTTCATCTTGGTGATTGCTTTGATAGGCGTAAGTATATTAATTTTAATACTCTATCCTCTTGCCGTAATTATTTCTTTGATGAAATAAAAAAGAGAAATATCGAGCTACATATGCTTGTAGGTAATCATGATACCTTCTTTAAGAATACCAATGACGTTAACTCACCTCGTCTACTGCTTAAAGACTATGAGTTTAATGTTATTGACTCACCGTCAGAGTTAGAGTTCGATGATGGGTCTAAGATACTCATGATGCCATGGATATGTACTGATAACTATAATCAAAGTATGGAAGCTATTAAGAATACTAATGCCCAGGTATTATTCGGGCATTTTGAAATAGCTGGCTTTCAAATGTATAAAGGGCATGAGAACGATGAAGGTTTTGATCCTAAGATATTTGAGAAGTTCGATACGGTTTGTTCTGGACATTTTCATCACCGTAGTAGTAATGGGAACATTAACTATCTTGGAAATCCTTATGAGCTTACCTGGGCGGATTTCGAAGACCCTAGAGGCTTTCATATATTCGACACCAGTGAGAGATCGTTGGAATTTATTCAGAACCCGTTTACGATCTTTTCTAAAGTATATTACGACGATGAGAAAGTAGATCCTTCTACGTTTAATGTAAGTCAGTATGCCAACCAGCATATTAAACTGATAGTAGTTAATAAGAAAGACTACTACAAGTTCGATCAGTTTATTGAGAGATTATATAAAGTTAATCCGTTAGAGTTAAAAATTATCGAAGACCTATCTGAGTTTGAATCTGATGCAATGGGCGACCAAGAGGTAGATCTAGAAGATACTGTTACCTTATTATCGCAATATGTTGATAGCTTAGATACTGAAGCAGACAAAGACCGTATTAAGACGTTGATGAAGACATTATATGTTGAAGCGCAAAACTACGAAGAAGCATGATAAAATTTAAAGTTATAAGATGGCAAAACTTTCTATCAACTGGCGCACCATTTACAGAAGTTAAATTTGATAAGTCACCTACTACACTAATTATAGGTGAGAATGGTGCTGGTAAGTCTACTAT